CTTGGGCATCAATGCTGGCTGGGGCATCAATGCTGGCGAGGGCATCAATGCTGGCGAGGGCATCAATGCTGGCGAGGGCATCAATGCTGGCTTGGGCATCAAGGCTGGCTTGGGCATCAATGCTGGCTGGGGCATCAATGCTGGCGAGGGCATCAATGCTGGCTGGGGCATCAATGCTGGCTGGGGCATCAAGGCTGGCTGGGGCATCAATGCTGGCGAGGGCATCAATGCTGGCTGGGGCATCAATGCAAAAACTTTTATTGACTGCAAAAAGCGCATTTTTGCTGGTCTGTCCGTTTATCACACAAGCAAGAACTGTATCAAGTCCATCGAATGCGCAGAACTGAAGAACGGCGAAATTTGCTTTGGTAATTTGGTTATCGTGAAGCCGGAAACCGAAAAGAGCGATAACGAATGAGCAAATACCACAGCCGGAAGATCGCAAGGGATGGAATCACTTTTGATTCTGTCAAGGAATATAGAAGATGGTGCGAATTGTCCCTGCTTGAAAGGGCAGGGGCAATTCAGAACCTGCAAAGGCAAGTCAAGTATGTGCTGATTCCAGCGCAAAGGGCTTTCACAAATGAAATTGATAAAAAAGGAAATTTCAAGAAAGGAAAGCTTCTTGAAAGAGAATGTGCTTACATTGCCGATTTTGTCTATTTCGATTCGCAAACTGGCCAGATTACCGTGGAAGATACCAAGGGATTCAAGACCAAGGACTACATCATAAAACGAAAGTTGATGCTGTGGGTACACGGCATCCGCATTCAGGAGATATGAAATGTTGATAGTAACGATTGAAGTCAAAGTGCCGGTCATCCAGGCCCAGGCAGTCAAAGAACACCTGGCCATGTGCCTTGAAAAATTTGGCGATACCAGGGTGATCGACATCCAGGAGAAGCCGACAGAACAGATGAAAATCAAGTGAAAGGAAAAACGAAATGCTTGAAATCAAGATCAAATATCTTCGTGATATTCAGAAAATCGAAAAGATCAATGTAGGAGATTGGATCGATCTTCGTTGTGCGGAAGATACATTCATTGATGGCGGCAGGTACAAGCAAATTCCGCTTGGTGTGGCCATGGAACTGCCGCAGGGATATGAAGCCTTGGTTGCACCAAGAAGCAGCGCATATCGCAAATATGGCGTTCTGATGGCCAATAGCATTGGTATCGTGGATGAATCCTACAAGGGCGATGGTGATGAATGGAACTTCCTGGCCTACGCAACCAGGGACACCATCATTAGAAAGAATGACCGGATCTGCCAATTCCGGATCATTGAACACCAGCCTTTATTCATCCTGAAGGAAGTTGATCATCTTGGCAATGAAAATCGTGGGGGCATTGGCTCCACAGGAAGGGTGTGAAAAAATGACTAATTTGACCACTACCACCAACCTTGTGAAAGAGATCCTGGAAGAAGATAAACAGTCCAGAAACAGTGATAGTTTGCTTTACCTGAAGGTTTTGGAGCGTGTAGCAGAAGATTGTGGGATCAACCTGCAAAGCCTTTCTGTGCCGAATTTCCTGGCTTCTATGAATGTTCTGCCCTTCCCCGGCTTTGAAACGGTAAGACGGACACGGCAGAAGGTGCAGCAGCACCGGCCCGATCTGGCCGCATGTGAAAAGGTGGAAGCTATGCGGCAGGAAAACGAACAGATCTTCCGTGAATATGCCAGGGGTGATGTAAGTTGAAGAAGTGCGGCTTTAGCGGCGGAAAAGTTGAAATCACAGTTTTTGGGGTTCCTCTGGATCCTTGCCAGTATGAATTGATCGAGAAATACCGGAATGTGACGGTGGAGATCCTGCGCTGCAAGAACTGCGGTCATGTGGAAATCTCATGGAGCCGGCAAGAAAACACGGAAGAAGGTGATCTGGATGGCTGATGTGAAGTGGATCAAGCTGGTCACAAATATCTTTGATAACCGCAAGATCAGAATGATTGAATCCATGCCTGAAGGTTACGCCATTATTGTGACATGGCTGAAGCTTCTTTGCCTTGCCGGAAATATCAATGATACAGGGATGGTCTATTTCACAAAGGAACTTCCCTATACTGACCAGATGCTTGCCACACAGTTCAATATTCCGCTAACCACAGTGCAGCTTGCCCTGAAGACCTTTGAACAGTTTGGAATGATCGAAGTGGTTGATAACATCCTATGCATTTCAAATTGGGAGAAGTACCAAAATGTTGACAGGCTGACCGAAATCAGAGAATACAACAGACTGGCAAAGCAGAAATCAAGGGCAAAGCAAAAGGCTTTGGCTGCTGTCAATGACATGTCAAGGACAAGTCAACCATGTCACGATACAGATATAGATAAAGAAGAAGATAAAGAAAAAGATAAGAAAAAGACTAAAGAACAGAAGAAAGAACCGAAGATCTTTTCTGATGATCCAGAACTTAACCAGGCAATCTTGTCCTTTATCGACTTCCGAAAGAGCATCAAAAAACCGATGACGGATCATGCTGTTGACCTTCTGATCAAGAAGCTGAATGAAATGTCACCTTCTATTGAAGATCAGATTGAAATAATCAATCAGTCCATCATGAATGGCTGGCAAGGGGTATTCCCTTTGAAGGATCAAGGGAGATCCACACAGTCTGTCAAACAGCCCTACCACAAACAAACCAAGGCAGAAGAACTTGATGACTTTTATGCTATGGCAAAGGAGTGGTCAGAAACATGATTCAATGTTGCAGATACTGCCCGGATAGATCTGTTGGCTGCCATTCAACCTGCGAAAAGTACATATCAGAGAAAGCAGCCCATGACAAACTGAATGAAATGATCCGGGATCAGAAAGCCCAGGATGATGCAATCACATTATCCATCATCAACAGATCAAAGAAAAAAGGCGGTAGATATCATGGATAAAAAAGAATTCGGCCTGTTTGCTTCTGCCCTTCGCACCTATTATCCCAAGGAGCAGATCCTGCCGAACCAGCAAGCCATGGAACTTTGGTACAGAGAACTGCAAGACATTCCATTCCCTGTTGCCGAAGCTGCCCTGCGCCAGTGGGTGGCCACAAATAAGTGGTCACCTTCCATCGCAGAGATCCGGGAAGTCGCTGCAACAGTCCAGCATGGCAGCGTGAAGGATTGGGGCGAAGCTTGGGAACAGGTGCTGATGGCTGTCAGAAAGTACGGAATTTACAACCAGGGAAAGGCCCTGGATAGCATGGATCCGATGACCAGGACAGCAGCAGAACGCACAGGGTTCCGCAATATTTGCCTGTCAGAGAACATTGCAACCGAAAGGGCAAACTTCCGTATGATCTATGAAAGCCTGTCTGCACAGGAAAAATCCAGGCAGCAGATCGCTTTGCCATTGCAGGAAGTGATCAATATGATCCAGGCAAACCAGGAAAGATTGTGTTTAGAAGGTGGAAATAGTGATGCATAAACTGAAACCGTTTGTCGGTAAAGGAGGGATAACATGGATGCAGTAATATATCTCGAAGAAACAAGAAGGATGTGTAGGTTTTTCTCGCATGTTGCTTGCGGTGGGTGCCCTGCGCTTATCAATCGCCAAAATTGTATGTTTGCTGACATGATTGTGAATTACGGAACAAAGACCGCCGATGCTGTTGCGATTGTCGAGAAATGGTCTGATGCACACCCACGCAAGACACGGCAAAGCGTGTTTCTGGAACAGTGGCCTGAAGCGGAAATTGATAAAAGTGGGTGTTTGATGCTATGCCCAATGACCGTTTCTGCTGAACAACGGAACAGACACGGGGATTGCACAAAACTGGTGTGCTCTGGCTGCCGCCGAGAGTTTTGGATGCAGGAGGTAGAGTGATGAAAATATACAAAAATCCGTGGGTATCAAGAGAAAGCTACTTTGTGCGTACTGGTGCTGCAAAATCGGCACGGATGGAAGCGTCTAAAAGCACTGGTTATTCTGTTGACTTTTGGGATGGTAAATGGAAAGTGAATAAAGTTGTTTATTACGATAAATCGATTGCTGAAATGCCTGTTATTTGCGAAAACAAGGTAAGCATACATTCAGCCATTGATAAAGCTGTTATTGACACGGTTTTGGGATTTGTAGAAGTGGCAAAGATGGACGGTGACGGCAATGCGGATCATTGATGCAGATGAACTGCTTCAGCTTTATGGTGACTATGGCTTTGATTTTTCGGGGTATCATGTGGCAATTCCGGTAATCCGGCAGAACATCCTGGATATGCCTGAAATCAAAGCTACACCATGCACCTTCTGCAAATATGGATCTGGCCGGGGGAAGAAGCCCTGTGCCAGATGCCCGGCGAAAGGATTGACAGATGAATAAAACAACAATATGGACAGCTATTGTCATGATCTTCGTGTGCGCTGTGTCTATCGGCTATGCTGCGGCTGTTATCAATGAAGCCAAGGATCCGCCGGAAGAAGTAAAGATCATACACGAATACACGGAAGGTTATTATGATGGTTATGCCAAGGGAAAAGCACAAGCTTTAGAGGATATAACAGATGTCTATTACGGAAAATGAATTTGCCCGGCTGCCTGGTGAATTGTTCGGATGAATGCAAAGAACTTATGAAAATAAACCTTAAAAGAGAAAGCCAAAAAACCAGAAAAGCCAATAGGAAGCGAGAAATCGCACAGGAACGGCGTGATGATTTGAATAGGATCCTGCGTGATGCTGCTGAACATGGCATGTCCTATGGCAAATATGTGGCCTATCTTGAACGAAAGGGGGAATCAATGTGAATGATGCAAAAAGTTTTCTGCAACAGGTGGAACTGTGTGATAAACATATCAACAGCAAGCTGGAACAGGTTGCCCAATTAATAGAACTGGCAACAAAGATCACCGCAACTTGGAAACAGGATGTTGTTTCAGGCGGCGGTGATCAAGACAAGATTGGGAATGCCGTTGCGAAGATCATTGACCTGGAAGAAGAAATAAACACGGCTGTGGATGAATTTGTGGATAAGAAAAGAAAGGTCAGCTGTGTGATTGACCAGATAGGCAATGCAGATTACATTGCTGTTCTGTATAAGCGTTATTTTGAATACAAGACATGGGAAAGAATTGCTTGTGAAATGAATTTTACATATCAATGGGTATGTAAACTGCATGGAAGGGCGTTGCAAATGGTTGATGGCATCATAAAAAATCAAAAGAGTTGATAGAAGTTTATACTCCAAATGTGTTACATTTAAGGTGCAGAAATGAACAAGATATCTTCCAAGCCTGACAGGGTGACTCCTTCCCTGCCAGGCTTTTTGTATGCCATAGAAAGAAGGTGATGATTGTGGCGGAAAAGAAGCTGACAGCAAAGCAGCAGCGCTTCTGTGATGAATATTTGCTTGATCTGAATGCAACACAGGCTGCAATCAGAGCCGGGTATTCAAAGAAGACGGCAAAACAAATTGGGCAGCAAAATTTGACCAAACTTGACTTGAAAGAATACATCGGAAAGCGGATGGCTGAAAAGGAAGCTGCCCTGGTTGCTGACCAGACTGAAGTGATGCGATATCTTACTTCTGTTCTGCGTGGCCAGTCCGTTTCTGAAGTAGTTGTGGTGGAAGGCACCGGCGATGGCTGTTCTGAAGCCAGGACGATGCAGAAAGCACCGGACGAAAAGGAACGGCTGAAAGCTGCTGAACTGCTTGGAAAGGCGCACATGATCTTTACTGACAAGGTGCAGCAGGAAGTGGACATGGATTTGAACATTACGGTGGATTACGGTGACGCAGATGAATAGGGACAAACTTCTTGTGGAATACATTGCACTGGAATTTCCAGAATGTGATAAAACGGATGAATTGCTGAAAAGCGTTTCTGATTCACTTGGATTTAGTGTATATTGCCTTGCAATGGAATTAGAAGATTTTAAGTCTGAAATAAGAAAGCTGTTCCCCTTCTGTCTGCTGTTTGGATGTGATGACGGATGAACATCAAAGTTCAAGCAAATCCCTGTTTCAAGGAAGTTGACCGCAGCACCAAGCGATATATCGTCATGAAGGGCAGCGCCGGTTCTGGAAAGTCGGTTGACACGGCGCAGAACTACATCATGCGGCTGATGAAGGATAAGGGCCGGAACCTGGTCTGCATCCGCAAATCGGATATCACAAACCGGGACAGCACCTTTGCTGAACTGACCGGCGCTGTTTATCGTATGTTTGGCGATAAGGCTGACCGATACTGGCAGATCAATATGTCACCTTTGAAGCTGACCTGCAAAGCAAACGGCAATCAGATCATCTTCCGGGGGATGAATGATGACAAGCAGCGTGAAAAGCTGAAGTCTATCACATTTCAAAAGGGCAAGCTTACTGATGTATGGTGTGAGGAAGCAACCGAACTAACACAGGCCGATGTGGAAATCATAGATGACCGTCTTCGTGGCGAACTGCCGGCTGGTCAGTTTTATCAGATCAGAATGACCTTCAATCCAGTAAACAAAAATCACTGGATCAAGAAGGTCTTTTTTGATGTACCGGATCCCAATGTGCTGTGCCATCATTCCACCTATCTAATGAACCGCTTCATTGATGATGCCTACCGGCAGCGCATGGAGCGCAGAAAGATCGTGGATCCTGAAGGCTATCAGATCTATGGCCTGGGCGAATGGGGCGAAATCGGCGGTCTGATCCTGCACAATTGGGAAGTCAAGGACATTTCCCAGGATCCTGCTGACTATGATGATTTCGCCATTGGTCAGGACTTCGGCTTCAATCATGCAAATGCGATCCTGGCTGTCGGCACCAAGGACGATGACATCTACATTACCAGGGAAATATACGAATTCGAGAAAGACACCAGCGAACTGATTGACCTGGCTATGATACACGGCATAGACCGAAAGAAACAGATGTGGTGTGATTCCGCAGAACCGGACAGGATCAAGATGTGGCAGAAGGCCGGCTTCCGGGCAAGGGGCGTGGATAAAGGCGGATCTGCTGGATCCGTAAAGGCACAGATCGACTGGCTGAAGCAGCGGAAGATCTATGTGCATCCGTCTTGCGTGAATACCATCAAAGAATTGCAGCAATGGAAGTGGAAGAAGGATGACAGAACCGGTGAATACCTGGATGAACCTGTGCCATTCCAAGATGATGCCATGGCTGCGCTGCGTTATTCCGTGGAAGGCTGGCGCAAGATGAAGAAGTGGATGATTTAACAGGGGGATAAATATATGCTTACTGCGACAGAAATAAAGAACTTTATCGACAATGATGCAGCCAGCGACAAAAAGCGCTTTGCAAGAACCGGTCTTCGTTATTATGAAGCAGATCACGATATTAGAAACTATCGTGTGTTCTTCATCGATGCGGATGGCAACATTCAGGAAGACACAACCAAAAGCAATATTAAGATCAGCCATCCATTCTTCACTGAACTGGTGGATCAGGAAGTGCAGTATATGCTTTCTGGCAAGGAAGGTTTTGTGAAATCGGACAATCCAGATCTTCAGGACTATCTGAACGAATACTTCAATGACAATGAAGATTTCATGGCTGAACTGTATGAAGTGATCACCGGCTGCATCTCCAAGGGCTTTGAATATGCCTATGCCTATAAGAATGCAGAGGGAAAGACGGCCTTCCAGTGCGCTGACAGCATGGGTGTGGTGGAAATCAGGGAGAAGGAAACCAATGACGGTTGTGCCTATGTGATCTATTGGTACATTGACCGCATTGGCAAGGATGGCAAGAAGATCAAGCGGATCCAAGTGTGGAATGATAAAGAAGTTACTTCCTTTATGCAAGAGGATGACGGCAGCATTATTCCTGATGAAAATGTGAAGCCAAATCCCAGGCCGCACATCACATACAAGAAGCCAGGCGATAACAACATCTACTATGACAATTTTGGCCTGATCCCTTTCTTCCGCCTGGATAACTGCAAGAAGCAGTTCAGCGGTCTGAAGCCCATCAAGGCCCTGATTGATGACTATGATCTGATGTCCTGCGGCCTGTCTAATAATATTCAGGACACCAATGAAGCGCTGTATGTGGTTAAAGGCTTCCAAGGTGACAATCTGGATGAATTGATGGTGAATATTAAGGCCAAGAAGCATATTGGCGTGGATGATGACGGCGGTGTGGAGATTCACACGGTTGATATTCCCTATCAGGCCCGGCAGACAAAGCTGGATCTGGATGAAAAGAACATCTTCCGCTTTGGTATGGGGGTGAACACTGAAGGTCTGAAGGACACCAGCGCAACCACATCTATTGCCATCAAGTCTGCCTATTCCCTGCTGGATCTGAAGGTGAATAAGCTTGAAATTCGCCTGAAGCAATTCATGCGGAAGCTGTTGAAGGTTGTGCTGAAGGAAATCAATAACGAAAACAAAACCGATTTCCAGCAGAAGGATGTCTATTTTGATTTCCAGCGTGAGATCATCACTAATGCCCAGGAGAATGCACAGATCGAACTGACCGATGCCCAGCGCAAGCAGACCGAGATCACAACCTTGCTGAACCTGGCCAACCATCTTGATGATGAAACGCTGATGCAGCTGATCTGTGAACAGCTTGATATCGATTACAACGATATCAAGGATAAGCTACCGCAGCAGGAAGAAGATCCGACAGCAGCAGCACAAGCTGCGCTTCAGAACATCCAGCCCGATGATGATGACGGTGGTGAATTGATTGAATAAGTGGGAAAAGGAAGTCCAGCAATCGCTGCTTAATAGCGAAGAAGCTGCTATCAAGGAACTTGAAAAGCAGTATGCAAGGGCCTTGAAGGATATCAATGATAAGGTCAAGCTGTTCCAGGCTGACATTGATCTGCTGGATCAAGCGCTGAATCAGGATGGCTTGGACGAAGCTGCAAAGACCGCCCTGCTGTCACAGAAGCGGTCTAAAATCTATCAGAAGCAATACCAGCAAGCCCTGAAAAGCCAGATCAGCGGTATCGTTGATAATTTGCACAGTGTCAGCTACACGGCCATTGACAAGTATCTGAAAGAATGCTATGAATATGGCTACATTGGCACCATGTACGATATCGCCATGCAGGGGATCCCAGTAATTGCACCGATTGATCAGGCCGCTGTGGTGAAGGCTGTCCTGACTGATTCAAAGGTTGTAGAGGGCTATTATAACCGCCTGGGTGTCAATTATGCGAAGCTGAAAAAGACCATTACGCAGGAAGTCAGCCGGGGCATTGCTTCTTCCCTGCCCTATTCTGACATTGCCAGGAATATCAATAATGCATCCGGCAGCGGCCTGTATAATGCAAAGCGCATTGCCAGGACAGAGGGCCACAGGATCCAGCAGGAATCCACAGCGGATGCACAGGAAGCAGCCAAGAAGAAGGGCGCTGATGTGGTAAAGCAATGGGATGCTACACTGGACGGAAGAACCAGGCCCACACACAGAATGCTGGATGGCCAGATCCGGGAAGTGGATAAGCCATTTGAAGCCGGCGGAACAAAAGTGATGCGCCCTGGGCAGTTTGGCATAGCTGCCGAAGATATAAACTGCCGCTGCGCTTGCCTTACAAGGGCAAGATGGGCGCTGGATGATGATGAACTTCAGACCTTAAAAGATCGTGCTGAATACTTTGGGCTTGATAAGACGGCAGATTTTGAGGATTTCAAGGACAAGTATCTAAAAGCTGCCGAAGTTCCACAGCCGCAGGTCAAAAAGGAATATCTGACGGAAAAGAAACTGAATGAAAAACTGGCACAAGCTGATGTTGATATTGCTGACCTGCAAGAAGAATTCAAGGTGAAAGCCAGCGGTTTTACTTATGACGAAGTAATTTCCGATTTTGGAAGCCTGGAATCCTTTGCCGATGGCGAAGATCTGAAAGCATTGAAGGATCTGAAGACAAAAATTGATGAAATAGAACTCCAAAAGATTGATTGGCAGGGCAAGCTGGATAAAAAGCTTGTTGCCAAGGAAATCAAGACCTTGAAAAAAGAAAAGATAGCATTGCAGAATGATCTTGACAACTTCGATGTCAAAACATACAGCGGTATCTGGAAAGATGATGTCACCACACTTGATTGGAAAGATAAGAGTGGATCTATCCAGGCAAAGAAAAATTACTTTGAAAATAAACTTCTGTATGCAGCTGATGCTTCTGAAACGCAAAAATGGAAAGACTTATTTGACCAGGTTGATGATTTCGATAAACAAGGATCTGCATATTTCAAAATGCACAACAGGTTCAATGCTATTGATTCCGAAATTGACAGTCTGAAGAAGAATGGTTTGAAGCGCAGCAAAATCGATGCCGCCTTTTCACAAGAACGGAAAGATGCGGCCTATTGGTTTACCGACAGCAATGGCGGTGTTAAGGGCGCAGATAGCGTGCTGCGGTCTGTATGCGGTGATGTATGGCAAAATGCCAGTAACGCAGAAAGAGAAGCCATATACGAATACACAAGAAGCTATCATAAATTCAATGAACCATTGCGTGGAATTGAATATGGTACTAATAAATTCTTGGGTGTTGGCAATGTTGATCTTAATGAGATTGGCACAAATTATGGCGGCTTTAAGCGTGGGGAAGTCAAAAAGCAGATTGATGATATGACAAGCATCATCGAGAAAAGCACCTATAAAAATGATTTTTGGGTGCAGCGTGGTTGCGATTACGGCGGTATGGACAAGTTCTTTGGTATTGATGCCAATGATTTTGGCCTATATGAAGCAGATTTGGCAGCAAAACTAATCGGAACCACACCAACGGAACATGGATTTTTAAGTACAGGCGTATCAAAGGGGAAAGGATTTTCGCATAAGCCTATCATCATGAATATCTATGCTCCATCAGGTACTAAAATGATGTATGCAGAGCCATTCAGCGCCTTTGGTAATGGTTCCGGTAAAGGCTGGGACGGTTTGGCGCAACAATCATCTTTCGGTGATGAAGCGGAAATGATTTTTCAGCGTGAAACTACTTTTAGGATCACCAAAGTTGAGAAATCAAACGGAAAAATCTATCTTGACATGGAAGTAATTGAACAGGAGAAATTCTAATGGCAAATAAAACTCTATCCGAAAGATATTCAGATGAACTGCTTTCCGACAATAGTGATCAATACAAACAATGCAAAGATTGTGTGTTCCGGGATGTAGCGAATTACAGGAAAGGGATCTGTGATATCTATGATCTGAAGCCATCTGGCATCAGAAAGAACACAGACAGATGCAAATACTACGAAAAGGAATAAGGTGTATTGACTATTGGTAACCAATATGTTATAATAAGCCATCAAAAAATATGAGGTTCCCAAGATGGAAAAGAGAAACGGCAGAATAATATTTACAAAGGCCGGTGGAAACGCCGGCAAGGGTTCTTATAATTGCAAGGTTTCCCTTCCCAAAAAGTGGATTGATGCAATGGGCATCACGGTTGATGATCGTGATGTCACATTGCAGTTTGATGGCGAAAAGATAGCATTGAAAAAAGGTGGTGAAGATAGTGAATGACAAACTGAAGGCAGCTGTGTATGGCCTGGCAATCGGTGATGCTTTGGGTGTTCCTGTGGAATTCAAAAAGCGTGGCACATTCCACATCACTGATATGATCGGCTTCGGAACACACAATCAGCCGGCAGGTACATGGAGCGATGACACCAGCATGACACTTGCAACCTGTGATTCTATCCGGGCATGTGGACAGATTGACTGTCATGATATGCTGGCCAGGTTCAGAAAGTGGCTGTTTGATGCTGAATACACGGTTGATCACATTGTGTTTGATGCCGGGAATACAACGGTTAATGCATTGCGATATGGAAAAGGCCTGGATGACTTCTATTCCAATGGCAATGGATCCCTGATGCGTATTATTCCGCTTGCCTTCATTGATGTGAATGCGGAAACTGTTTCCGCTGTATCAGCCATTACACACGCCAATGGCATTTCAATGGACATTTGCTGTGAATATGTGGTCATTGCAAAGCAGCTGCTGAAAGGCGGATCATTGGATGATGCCATAAAGAATTGCAGCGGCAGAATCCCGGAGATCCGCAATCTGGATGAATCAGCAATAAAGTCTTCCGGCTTTGTTGTCGATACCTTTGAAGCGGCTGTGTGGGCCGTTGCAACAACGGACAACTACAAAGATGCAGTATTGAAGGCTGTAAACCTGGGCAATGATACCGATACGGTAGCAGCAATCGCTGGTGGTTTAGCCGGGATAATGTACGGCATGGAAGGGATCCCCGATGAATGGATCGATAAGTTGAGAGGTAAAGACATAATCGATAGGTGCTTGTTTTAAGCGCCTGAATAAAAGCATCCTGAAAAGGGTGCTTTTTTCATGCCGTTTAGTCGCAATTTAGTCGCAATTTGGTTTTAAGTTAGTCCAAAAAAGCAGTTGTTTGGTTATTCCGAATAACTGTTTTTTAATTTTATGAAAGGTGGTAAAAACAATGAAAAGATGTTGGAAAGACTGGTTCAAGAAAGCCGGGATCCGGGCAATCAAGACTGTGGCGCAGACTGCTGTTGCTACTATCGGCACTTCTGCTGTCATCAGTGATGTGAACTGGATCATGGTGGGCAGCGCTTCCCTGCTGGCCGGTGTGCTGTCCCTGCTGACTTCCCTGGCTGGAATCCCTGAAGAATGTCCGGAAGGTGATTCTGATGAATCTGCATAAACTGATCGCCACAGAAAACGAATGCTACAAGGTGGGACAGAAAATCACGCCAAAGGGCATCATGGTGCATTCGACAGGTGCAAACAATCCGAACCTGCGGCGCTATGTAGGGCCTGATGATGGTCTGCTTGGCGTGAACGCAAACAAGAACTACTGGAACACATTCCGGCCCGGTGGCAAACAGATCTGCTGTCATGCATTTATCGGTAAACTGAAGGATGGATCCATTGCAACCTATCAGATCCTGCCCTGGAACCATCGTGGATGGCACTGCGGCAGATCCGGCAATGATACGCATATCAGCTTTGAGATCTGCGAAGATGGCCTGAATGATAAGACCTATTTCGATAAGGTTTACCAGGAAGCTGTTGATCTCTGTGTCTATCTCTGCAAGATGTATAATCTTACGGAAAAGGACATCTGTGACCATAGCGAAGGCGCAAAGAAAGGCATTGCTTCAAATCATGGCGATGTGGCGCACTGGTTCCCCAAATTCGGGAAAAGCATGAACACCTTCCGGGCCGATGTTAAGGCTGCGCTGGCTCCAAAAGAGGAAGCAAAGAAGGTCATCTATCGTGTCCAGGTGGGCGCTTTTAGAGTAAAAGCAAACGCTGAAAGGATGGCCAAGGAACTGAAGGAAAAGGGCTATCAAGTAATTATCAAGCAAGATTGATCCAAGTTGATAAGGGGCATCTGAAAAGATGCCCTTTTTCTATTTCCACCTTCTGAAGCCAGGTGTAAAAGAGGATTCAAACAATCTATTTCAAGGCCGAAACCTTGTAAAAAATCGTAAATAGAAAGGAAAAGCACAATGAACATCACTGAAATCTTGAAGGCAAAAGGCATTGACGATGCAACCATCACTGGAATTTTGGATGATATGAAGGCAAATAAGATCTACACGGCATCCGAAGAAAACCTTGATATCCGTTATGGCAAGCTGAAGACTGATCACGAAGGCAAGCTCGCCGAACTGACTGAAGCGCAGAACCTGATCGCTGAACTGAAGAAGTCCACCAAAGGACAGGATGATCTTCAGGGCAAGATTACTGCATATGAAGGCCAGGTGGCGCAGCTTCAGACCGAACTGGAACAAACAAAGCTGGATGCGGCGATCAAGGTTGAACTGCTTTCCAATAAGGCGCTTGATGTCGATTACCTGACTTTCAAGCTGAAGGAAAAGGGCGAACTTGCCCTGGACGAGAACGGCAAGATCAAAGGCTGGGATGATAAGATCGCAGCACTGAAAACGCAGTTCCCTACACAGTTTGAAACGGCAGGATCCAAGAAGTATGACGAACACAAGCTGCCTGATGATCAGAATCATGGTGGCAATGAATCCGATCCTAAAAGCCTTGAAGATGCCCTGAAATTGGCCTATGAGCCAAAAGACTAAAAGAAATGAGGTAATTTTTTATGGCTATGACACTTGCAGAAATGAAAGTCGGTATGTCCGACAAAGTATCCCAGCAGATTGTTGATATCTTCCTGCGTGAATCCGAGATCCTTCAGATGCTGCCCTTTGATAACTGCGTATCTCCGCAGGGTGGCAGCACTTTGACTTATTCCTACATTCAGAAGAAGCTGCCTTCTGTGGCTGCCTTCCGTGCGCTGAATGCTGAATATGCTGCGAACCAGGCAACTGTGGAAAAGAAATCCGCTGACCTGAAGATCTTCGGCGGTAAATTCCAGATTGACCGTGTTCTGAAAGCGGCTGAAGGCCCTTATAACAACATGGCATATCAGATCCATGAAAAGGTGCTGGCGGCCATCAGCCTGTTCCATTACACGCTGGTAAACGGCAACGCCACCACTGCCACCACCGAGTTTGACGGCCTGGATAAGATGCTGGCTGGCACTTCCACCGAGTATAACACCGGCACCGGTTCTGCCATCGACATCAGCACCATGACCAATCTGAAGACCAATGCTGATCAGCTTTATGAGCAGATCCAGTTGCTGATCAAGAACACCGATGCTGATGCGCTCCTGATGAACAGCGCAATGATCGCCAAAATCCAGACCATGGCCAGACTGCTTGGCTACAAGACCGAATCCGAAGAAGCTTTTGGCCGCAAGGTTACTTCCATGGACGGTGTGCGTTTCATGGATCTGGGTAAGCATTACACTGTTTCTGATACCACTGTCACCGGCAATGACTGCGTGAAGGCTGGCATCAGCAGAAACATCGGCGCTTCCGATGCCGCTGTCACTGGCTTGACTGATATCTATGCAGTTAAGTTTGATGTTATGGACGGCTTCCATGCTGCATCCCTGACCGGCAACAGCGCTATCCGCCAGTATCTGCCTGACTTCAATGCTCCTGGCGCTGTGAAGGATGGCGAAGTTGAAATGGTTGCCGCCACTGTGCTGAAGAACACTGCACATGCTGGCGTTCTCCGTAACATTAAGATCGCATAACAAGAAAGGAAGGAACAAAATGGCTGCAAACAGCAAGAAAAGCACAAAGAAAGTAACCGGGTATGAAATCAAGGTCAAAACCAATCCCGATTTCTGCGGCGTTGATGCCGGTGGCGTTCAGTTTGCTTACGGTAAGGCACTGATCACTGAAGGCCGAATGGCTGAATGGTTCCGTGAGCATGAAGGTTATGAAGTCACTGCAATCACGGACGGTGAAGCTGATGATCCGGTTGATCCTGCTGCCCAGGATAACCCGGCTGAATAAGGCGGTGTTGATATGATCATGACCGTTGCCGAACTTCGGCAGTATGTTGATACCGATGAAGCAGATCAGGTGCTTGAAGCCAAGCTTCAGGCACTTGAACTTTTGATTCGTGCGTACACAAACAACAATTTTCAGGTTAGGGCTTTCCGGGCTGTTGCTGTTTCCACAAACGGCAAAGCCATGCTGGTGAATACACCTATTCCCTTCAAGGCCGGCGATACCTTGCAGATCACGGAATCGGATCTGATGCAGGATTGCCTGGTGACTGTTGCCGCCGTTACAACTGGTCAGATCACGGTCAATGAAGATCTGTATGATGAATCCGGCGTGGTCATCACGAAGGTGAAATATCCCCAGGATGTCAAAATGGGCGTTGCAAACATGCTTAAATGGCAGCTTGACAACGGTGACAAGGTTGGAATCTCTTCAGAAACGATTTCAAGGCATTCTGTGACCTATTTCAACATGGATGGGGATAATTCCACTATGGGCTTTCCGAAGGCGCTGATGGGCTTTTTGCAGCCTTACATGAAGGCCAGGTTTGGAAGGGGCATCAGAGTATGAAAGGCATTGGCGGAAACATCACGGCAACAATCCAGGTCTACACGGCAGCCAAGAACGAAATTGGCGAAAATGTGAAGACCTGGGTTGATGCCCAGACCATCAAAGGCTGGCTTGACCTTTCTGCTGGTGAATCCGGCTACACCACATATAACGCCAAGATCCAAGAATCCACACACATCTTCATTGCAGATTATGTGCCGCTTGCTGCCGGCATACAGGCTGAAAACAGCCGTATGACCATAGGCGGCAAGATCTATGACATTCTGCTGATTGACAATCCGATGGAGATGGGAAGCGGATCCCAGCTGGAAATCTATCTGAAGTTTACAGGGGGTCAGTAATATGGCCGATGTTAAATTTGAGGATAACAGCATGAAGGTGAAGGCCGCTATCGATGAAGCCTTGCTGCAATTCCTTGAAGAAGCAGCATCTGAATTGCAGTCCCAGGCTGCAAGGGGTACACCTGTTGACACTGGCCAGCTGAAAGGATCCTGGGCGCATACGGTGGATGAATCCAACCTGGAAGCCAAAATCGGCAGCCCACTTGAAAACGCCATCTGGACTGAATTCGGAACAGGTGAATATGCCTTGGAAGGGAACGGCAGAAAAGGCGGCTGGTTCTATAAAGATGACAAAGGCCAGGGACATTTTACACACGGTAAAAAGCCTGTGCGGATGCTCCACAATGCCTTTGAACAAACCAAAGGCAAAATCATCAAGAGGGCTGAACAGATCATGAAAGGGCTGAAGTAACATGTCCAAGCAAGTATTGAAAATCCTATCTGATGCCATGACATCCCTACGCTTGGAATATGGCTTCGGTGAGTATTCCGGCAATGCAAAGGGAAAGATCAAATATCCATACTTTGTAGGCAGCTACACGGAATCTGAAAGCATGACAGAAGACGGCCTTCAGGAAGGCACGATCCTTCTGACCGGCTTTTCCAGGGGATCATGGCTTGATCTTGAAAATGCGAAGGAACGCATTGAAAACTATTTTAACAGGTCTTTTGGTTATACGGCCATCACTGATAGTGGATCAGGGGTGGCCATTTCTTATGCCGGAAGCCTGATCGTTCCCACAGGGGATGCTGAACTGAAAAGCATCCAAATCAATCTATCCGTTAAAGAATGGAAGGTGAATTGATATGAGCAAAGAAGGTAAGACCGGGGTATCTGCAAATACTCCGAAGAATATTCTGTTCGGTGCCGGCACGATCCACAAAGGGCTGAAGTATACCACCAATGCATGGAATTTCGCCAATTCCATTGTAGGCGCTACTTCTGGCGGATCTAAACTGTCGATCATTCCCGAAGTGACCAAGGTGGAAGTCGATGGCGCACTGGTTGCTGCCAAGGGCCTGTCTGTAAAGACCGGCGAAACCGCAACCATGGAAATCAATTTCATCGAGTTGACCGAAGACATCATCAAGGCTGCTACTCTGGGCAAGGATGGCACTTCCGATGATACCAATTACGATGTCATTGTTCCCAAGGCGGACATCCAGGAAGGTGACTATTGGGAGAACATCGCCTTTGTCGGCAAAACCCTGGATGGCAAAAACATCATTGCTGTCCTGGAAAATGCCCTTTGCACTTCCGGCTTTGAGCAGGAAGGCAAGAACAAGGAAGGCGCTGTTGGCAAGTACACCTTTGAATGCCATGCCGAACTGACCGGCGATCTGGACACGCTGCCTTGGAAGATCTACTATCCCAAAGCAAGCGAATAATCACCCGGTGCAAGGCCATCAATCCGGTGGCCTTGCATTTTCCAATTAAAACCGAAAGGACTAATCACAATGACAGATAAAGCCTTTGAACTGCGGCAGTTGACCGCAGATGACATTTTCCCGATGTTCCAGATCATTTCCAAGATCGGTGTCAGGGAATTCAAGTCTTGCTTTGAATCTGAAGAAGTTCGGAATGCCATCATGGATATGGCTTCTGGTGCCAAAGACCAGGGAAAAGTGAATGCTATTGGTTTAACTGTTGCAGTTGACATTGCTGGCGTGATCATTTCCAACCTTTACAAATGTAAAGATGACATTTATCAGCTGCTGTCGCAGTTGTCCGGGATGAAGACAAAGGAAATCGCAAGTCTTCCGATGCCTACATTCCTTGAAATGATTATTGCTGTGGTTAAAAAAGAAGAATTCAAGGATTTTTTTCAGGGTGTTACCAAGCTTCTGAAATAGGTGATATAAGGTTCCTGGATATGCTATTCCAGCGCTATGCAAATCCGATGATCCTGCTGGATGGCATGATAAGGGGCCGCAGGTTCAACGCTTTTGTCAATGAATTTGTGACCATCACCAATGAAGAACTTGAAAACAAAACACTATGGGAATACTGGCTGCACAAGAATTTTGATCAAACCTATAGTGAATTCTTGGAGCAGACAAAGAAACCAAAAACTGAAAAAGTTCCTTCACGCCTTGAACTTGAAATCACAGTCAAGGAATCTGCGGAGATGTTAAACGGCTTTTGTCTTTCTTAAAGAAAGAAGGGAAAAGCGTGGAATTGTTCAAGCTACTTGGAACAATTGCAATCGATAACAGCGAAGCAAACAAAGCCTTGAATGAAACGGCAAAGAATGCAGGATCATCAAGCAAGGAAGTCGAATCAGCGGTAAACAAGGTGGGAACCGTTGCGCTTGGGCTTGGGAAAGCCGTTGTTACTGCCGGCGCTGTCATTGGCGGCGCTTGGATTGCGGCCATCGAAGGATCCAGGGAATACAGAACGGAAATGGGCAAGCTGGACACGGCTTTTGTTACCAATGGCCATTCTTCAGAAGCTGCAAAGCGTACCTATTCGGATCTGAATTCCGTTCTGGGTGATAGCGGCCAAGCCGTTGAGGCAGCAAACCATCTTGCGCTGCTGACCGATAACGAAAAGGATTTAGGCACCTGGACAGACATCTGCACTGGTGTTTATGCCACTTTTGGCGCTTCCCTACCCATTGAGGGCTTGACCGAAGCGGCCAATGAAACGGCAAAGGTCGGTGAAGTCACAGGCCCTTTGGCCGATGCGTTGAACTGGGCCGGAATCAGTGAAGATGAATTCAATGATAAGCTGGCGAAGTGTTCCGGCGAACAGGAGCGCCAGAAGCTGATCATGGACACACTGAACGGCACCTACTCCAAAGCAGCCGATCAGTACAAAAAGACCAACAAAGATGTCATTGCCGCCGAAAAAGCGCAGGAAAAGCTGACAGATGCCTTTGCTGAATTCGGCAGAATCGGTGAACCGATCCTGACACTGATCAAGTCGAAGGTGGCCGATATGGTTGCCGCTGCTATACCACACCTTGAGAACTTTATCAACAAGATCAAGGATGCAGCCAGGTGGATTAAGGACAATGAAGAAAAAGTGAAGCTGTGGTCAGGTGTTATTGCGATAGCTATTGCAACGGTTGGCGGCTTTGTCCTTGTCCTTGCATGGGCTGGCATCATGCAGAAGGCAGCGGCTGCGCTGAAGATCGTCACCCTTGCCGTGAAAGCATTGAACATAGCAATGAGGGCCAACATCATTGGCCTTGTTGTAACGGCTATTTTGGGCCTTGTCGCTGCGTTTATCTATCTATGGAAAAACTGTGACAGCTTCAGAAACTTCTGGATCGGTCTGTGGAAGATCATCCAGTCTGCCGCAAAAGCCGCATGGAAGGCCATTTCAAAGGCATGGGAAGGTGTCGGCAAGTGGTTCAAAAGTAAATTTGAACAGGTGCAGAAGGCCGGAAAAAGCGCAATGGACAGTGTGAAAAAGTGGTTCAGCGATGCTTTGAAGGCAATCAAGAAAGCCTGGTCTGCTGTTGTTGGCTTCTTCAAGGGGATTTGGAAAGGAATACAGTCTGCTTTTTCTGCCACAGGATCCTGGTTCAGTAAAATCTTCAGATCCGCCTGGAACGGTGTGAAATCCGTCTGGAACGGTGCAAGATCTTTCTTTTCCGGAATATGGTCTGGGATCCGTGGGATCTTCGGTTCTGTCGGATCGTGGTTCCGTGGGAAATTCCAGGCCGCATGGTCTTCCATCAGGTCTGTATTTTCCGGCTGGGGATCCTTCTTCGGCGGTCTTTGGACAAAGATCAAAAGCAAATTTTCCAGCATTGGATCTGCCCTTGGCAAAGCAATGGGTGATTCGGTGAAGTCCGGACTGAATAAAGTCCTTTCTACAATTGAAAAAACGATCAACAAGGGAATCGGCCTGATCAACAAAGCCATCAACCTTGCCAATAAGCTGCCCGGCATCAATGTGGGCAATGTGCCAACTTTGTCGCTGCCCAGGCTTGCAAAAGGCGGTGTGCTGAAAAAGGGGCAAGTGGGCGTTCTGGAAGGCAGCGGCGCTGAAGCCGTGGTTCCTTTGGAAAATAATCATGGATGGCTTTCCAAGGTTGCTGCTGACCTGAACAAAATGCGGGGATCCGCTGTGGATGTGCAGCAGATCCTGGCCATGCTGAACAGGATCATTGATCTGCTGGGCGGTGTGGCTAATATGCGTGTATGCCTGGAAAGCGGTGTCCTGGTTGGAGAATTGACACCAGCTATTGACCGCCAACTATCGGATCGATGGAGCCATTCCATGAGGGGCAACACAAGATGAAGGCCGCTTTTGCGGTCTTCTTCTTTTTATCCGAAGCAAGAAAGGCGGTGAAAACCGTTGGAACTATTCAAACTGTTAGGAACAATAGCTATCGAAAATGGTGAAGCAAACAACGCCATTGATAACACAACAGACAGGGTGAAAAAATCCGAAAGCAAAATAGTTAATTCAATCAAAAAAATAGGTTCAGCTATCGTTGCCTATTTCGCAATTGATAAGATAACTGCCTTCGGAAAAGAGGTTGTCAATGTCGCTGCCGAAGTTTCCGCTGAAGCATCTGCCTTTGAACAAATCATGGGCGATTATGCCGAAGTTGCCACTGAAAAGGTTGGCAAAATCGCAGAAGCAACAGGCATGGTGGATAGCCGTCTTACGCCGTACATGACCAGTATGACGGCAAAGTTCAAGGGCCTTGGTTACGATATAGAGGAAGCCACAGATTTAGCATCCACAGGTTTGACCATTGCAGCCGATGCAGCTGCCTTCTGGGATAAATCCCTTGATGAATCAATGGGCCACTTAAACAGCTTTGTAAATGGTTCTTATGAGGGCGGCGAAGCAATCGGTTTATTCGCCAATGAAACCACATTAGCTGCATGGTCTGCTAAAAATCTTAAACTAAAATGGGATGATTTGACTGAAAAGGAAAAGCAATTTGCAAGGTTGCAATTTGCAAAAGCAATGCAGGAAGCTTCTGGCGCAACCGGACAGGCTGCAAAGGAATCTGACCAGTATGCAAATGTTCAGGCAAATCTAAACGAAAAATGGCGGCAATTCAAGGCGCAAATAGGCGAACCATTACTTCAAAACATTGTGCTTCCGGCAATGGAAGTGCTATCTGATGTGATTGATAAGTTAAGTACAGGCTTCAAAGCACTAACCGCTTGGGTTGATAAGAATCAAACAGCGCTGGAACTGGTCGGAATTGCGGCCGGAATTCTTACAGCCGCCATAATTGCATATAACATTGCACAAAATGCTTCTGCCATTGCAACATCCATTGCGACAGTAGCAACAACCGCCTTCGGCGCTGCCATGAACTTTGTTACATCTCCAATTTCTCTTGTGGTTGCAGCGATTGGCGCTGTTATTGCAATAATCGTTTTATGTGTTAAACATTGGGATCAGATCAAAGAAACCGTGGTAAAAGTGGCGAACACCATCAGTAAAAAAGTGTCTGAAATGGTCGCAAGTGTGAAACAGTGGTTCACTAATATGTGGAATTCGCTGACCACTATTGTGGGCAACATCGTGACGGGGCTGACAACCGCCTTCACAAATGTAAAGAACTTCATTATTGGCGTGTTTACTACGGTATCGACATTCATTTCTGACATCTGGAACGGCATATGTGACACTATCAAAGGTGTTATCAATAACATCCTTGGCGGTGTGGAATCCTTTGTCAATGGGATCATCAGTGCAATTAACTGGCTAATTGATGGCCTAAATACACTGGTTGAAGCTGCCGGTGAATTACTTGGGCTTGATTGGAGTATTACACGCATTGAATCTGTTTCCATTCCTCGGCTGGAAAAGGGCGGTGTCTTGGAGCGTGGCCAGGTTGGTCTGTTGGAAGGCACAGGCGCAGAAGCTGTTGTTCCGCTTGACCAGAATAGGAAGTGGATCAGCGCTGTCGCTGAAGATATGAATGGATCCATGGGCGGAAATAAGCAGGTGCAGGAATTGAAAGAAGCCTTTAATGAATTCCGCAATGACCTGCCGGATATGCTTATTGATGCATTCACGGCTATGAAATTCGATGTCAACAATCGTGAATTTGCAAGACTTGTAAAGGCGGTGAATTGATGAATGCTTGAACAGTTGAAATACAAAAACCACCTGAATGAAGTCTTTGAATTCGGGAAGGACGGCATCTTTGTAAATACGAATGAATTGCATGATTACGAATGGACAGTGACCAGCAAAAACAAGCGGATCACTGCCCTTGATTATGCAGTCAGTAAGCGGAAGCTGCCGCTGATCATCATTTGCAAGACTGAAGAACAAGGCATTGCTGCCAGGAACCGGCTGATGGAGATCTGCGAAAAAGATGTCCTGGCCATGCTGCATGGCCAGATCATCATCGGTGATTATTACTTCAAATGCTTTGTCACGAAGTCGCAGAAAAAGAACTATCTGATCAGCAGCAGAATGATGGAAGTGACACTGACACTGACATCTGATTTCCCTTATTGGGTGAAGGAAACCACTAACATCTTCCGGGAACTTGGAGCAGAAACCGGTGGCGGCGGTCAGAACCTGGACTATCCTTTTGACTATGCCTTTGACTATTTCCCGGATGTAGGATCCAAAACACTAATTAACCAGCACTTCACTGATTCCAACTTCCGTATGGTGGTTTATGGGCCTTGCTCTGATCCGGCGATTTATGTTGCCGGCCATCTGTACCAGGTCAATTGCGATGTGGCTGCCGGTGAATATCTTACCATCGATTCTGTCTCGAAAAAAATCTTCCTGACGGCCAATGATGGCACGATAACAAACAAATTCAATCTGCGGAATAAGGAATCTTACATCTTTCTGAAGATCCCTTCCGGCAGCAGCGCAGTCACATGGTCTGGTAATTTCGGCGTTGATATCATCCTTTTGGAAGAAAGGAGCGAACCGAAATGGATCTGATCTACACAAACGCAAAGCGTGAAGATCTTGGTGTGCTGTTGGACTATGAACTGGATCTGGCCTTTGGAGAAGATGAAAACGATTTTGAATGCCAAATCCAAGCGGATCAGCATTGCTGCGAAGACGGATCCTTTCTTTACATCGAAGGCACTGAATACGGTGGGATCGTGGACAGCATTGAAGTGGACACTGCCGCAAATGAAGTCACCTATCGTGGCCGCACCTGGCATGGGATCCTTGGCAGCAAAGTGATTATTCCGCTGAAGACCGGCGAAGGATCCACAGCATCTGTCACGGTGAAAACGGCGGATTCCAGCGGCGCTTCCCTGGTGGACAAATATCTGGTCATCAGCGGAGATGCAAACCGCTGCATTGATTTTATAATCAACAGATGCGGCCTTGAAAGCCTGTTCATGGCTTCTTCTGCCCTTGCAGGTGTAAACATCAATTATCAGTTCAATCGCTATACAGATGCATATTCTGGTCTTGTGAAGATGCTTTCAAGCGCAGGTTTGAAGCTGTGTGTGGAAGTCAAAAACGGCCAGGCGGTGCTTTCTTCAGAAGCTAAATACAACTATGCCACAGATGACGAATTTGATTCCGATCTGGTTGAATTTAAGCTGCGGAAGAATTACAAAGCGGTCAATCATCTGATCTGCCTGGGCAGCGGCGAACTGGAAAACAGGATGATAGTCCATCTATATGCCGATAGTAGCGGCAACATCAGCCAAACGCAAACAGCGACAGGGCTGAACGAATACGCAGCAGTATTCGACTATTCCAATGTAGAATCCCAAGAAGAACTGATCAAAAGCGGAACAGAACAGCTGAAAAAGCTGTTGGAACCTGCGGATCTGTCTATTGACTTTGATGCAAATTCCGACAGCTATGATGTGGGTGACATCGTTGGTGCCATCGACAACATCACAGGCATCACTGTTTCTTCTGCGATCAGCAAAAAGATCGTGACCATCAAAAAAGGTCAAACCACAATTTCCTACAAGGTGGGTGAATGATTATGGCAAATATGCACCTAATAACAGGATATGCCGGTGCAGAGCATGTCACGGCAGCTGATGCCGGATCCCTGCACATTGCAATCTTTGGCACCGGGCAGTATGTCCTGGATCGTGGCAACAAGTTTGCCGCAACAATCGTGACGAATAACACTATCCGCATTGCTGATGGTGACATAATGATGCAGGGCCGGCATGTGCGCCTGGCTGAAGGCGGCTATGTAGATCTGACTATTGACAATGGCGCACAGGGCATGATGCGGAATGATCTGATCGTGGCCAGGTACACCAAGGATGCTTCCACAGGCGTTGAAGCGGTCAATTTGGTTGTTATCAAAGGCAATGCTGTTGCATCCAATCCTGCGGATCCTGCCTACACTTCCGGCGATATCATCAATGACCATGTTGCCCTGAATGATATGCCGCTTTACCGTGTGCCGCTGGATGGACTGAATGTGCAAACCCTTGTTCCGCTGTTCGGCATGGCAAGCCTTATGGCAGATGGATCCGTGACCACTTCCAAGCTGGCCAGCGGTGCGGTGACAACCGAAAAGATCGGCAGCAATGCCGTGACTGCGGAAATAATTGCAGATGGCGCTGTCACCAAGTTCTTCACGGCGCAGATCGGCACTACCTGGACAGGCAGCGCTGCGCCTTATACGCAGACCATCACTGTTTCCGGGATCCTGGCAAGCGATAAGCCGATTGTTGACCTGGTTCCTTCCAGCACCTTTGCAACGGCGGAAAAGGAGATCAGCAACTATGCGAAGATTTACAGGATCACAACGGCAGCAAACAGCATTACTGTGTATGCCACAGAAGCAACAGATGTTGCGCTGAATATTCAGATGGGGGTGCATAGAAAATGAGTGAAGCTTTTATCTGTCGCAGGGGCGGTTCTGGCGGTTCAAAAGATTTTAGTGTAAGCAATACCCTAAATGATAACAGCTGGGAAACAATAAAAAAAGTTTCTTCATTTGGTATAGCACAAAACTTTTGGGCTATCGGGGACTGCAAAAAGGTAGTCCTTAATGGCAAAGTGTCCGATGGTCTGACCCTTTCCAATTACACAACCTGGGTATTTATTATTGGATTCGACCACAATAAAGAGCGTGAAGGAACAGGAATAGCGTTCCAAGGCTTTAAGACAGCCCAAACCAACGGCAAAGATATGTGCCTTATAGACAGTTTCTTCCAAAGTTCTGTCCCATCAGGTAGCACAGCTTTAAGGATGAACGATTCCAGAACCACTGCTGGTGGATGGAAGTCCTGTAAAATGAGGACGATAGTAATGCCGCTTATCGAAGCCGCACTGCCAAGTGACCTGCAATCTGTACTAAAATCCACTACGATATACACAGATAATACAGGAAACGGGGCCGCCGGTGTCACTCCAACATCGACCGATGACAAAATATACATTCCGACACATTATGAAGTATTTGGCACTGTATCGTCAAATACCACAAATAAGGAAAGTGCTTATTGTAAACAATACGATTATTATGCTGCGGGTAACGATAAGCGCAAATATCGCAGTGATTTACTTGCGAATGCAACATGGTGGCTTCTACGCTCTCCCAATACTCCAAATGGGGAGATGTTTAGAACGGTTGATTACGCTGGCAATCCTGATGCAGTATATGCGGGTTCCTCTTACGGTGTGGCCCCATGCTTCAAGGTTGGGTGATAAGTATGGAATATATATGCTATAAGCGTTTCAAGCAGACCGCCATTTGCGGCAATGTAAACATCCCATACGGCACGGTGCTGGCAGCAGAGAACGGCATTATAAGCAACAACGGAAAGCCCATTTGCTATACAAAAAGCCAAAACGCCTATGATTATTTTGCCATCAATGATGACGGCAAAGGCATTGAGCGTGGCAAGCTGACCGCTGATATTATCAGCACCCTTGCAAAGCGTGATGCAAAGCACCAAGCCAGATGGGATAAGGTGTGGGCTGACCTTTCCTTGCTGAAATATAAGAGGCCTGAACACGCAGACCATTGGTTATGGAACCACGACTTTTACTGTGCGCCCATCGCAGACCTGGAGCGCATCAAACAGATGATACAGGAGGTATGACCCGATGTATAAAATCAAAGCAGGCGGCAAGGGGTATTACTCTGATACGCTGGTCTATGTAAAGAAAGCCATAAACGGCTGCTATGTGCCTTGCCTTCCGGAAGATGCAGAATATGTGGTTGGCAAAATCCCTGTTGAAACCGATGACGGCACTATGCTTGTAGATACCGTCTTTGAGGGGACAGAAGTGGAGCATATGGACGGCGGTTCCGTCCTTGCCAATATGCAGAAAGCCTTAAATATTTTGGGTGTTCAAACGGCAGAAGAAACGGAAGCAGAGGTGGTGACAGAAAATGCGGAATGATATTTTGGAGCAGGCCCAGGCAATCAGAACCAACATTGACAAGTTGACGGCGAAGCTGACCGATGAAGAAGCCGTGGAAGTGATGAATCTATACCTGCCTTGGACTGTTGGCGTGGCCTATGCTGTTGGCGATATTCGCCTGGATGCCGGTGTGATATATAAATGCATTCAGGCGCACACTTCCCAGGCGGATTGGCAGCCGGCGCAGGTGCCGGCGCTGTGGAAGGTTATATCTGTGGAATCCTGGCCTGGATGGGTGCAGCCCACTGGCGCACATGATGCCTATGACAAGGGCGCACAGGTCAGCCACAATGGAAAGCATTGGACTTCCGACATTGCGGCAAATGTCTATGAACCCGGTGTCTATGGCTGGACTGAAGTAACTGAATAAAGGGTGGTGAATAACAATGAAGGGGATCACTTTTGGCGATTACCATTCATATGATGACTTGCACTTGATTCTGAAAACCAAGGAAATTGGAAGCCCTGCGGTGAAAACCATGAAGATCAATGTGGAAGGCGCAGATGGTGCGCTGGATCTGACTGACTTCTTTGGTGAACCGAAATATGAAGATGTGAAACACAAGTTTGAATTTTCAACCGTGGTGCCAAAAGCGGAATTCCTTTCATTGTTTTCAACCGTAAAAAATGCCCTGCATGGTAAGAAGATGCGGATCATCCTTGACGATGATCCGCTTTTCTATTACCTGGGGCGGCTTTCGGTTTCCGGCTTTACCAATGATAAAAGCATTGGCAATGTTGATATCGAAGCTGACTGTGAGCCGTACAAGTACAAGCTGGCCAAAACCGTTGTGACCAGGGCTGTGGATGGTACAGAAAACATTGTGCTGACCAACAGCCGGAAAAGGGCTGTGCCAGAAGTAACGATCCAGGCGGAAGGCAGCTTGAACATCGTCTTCAATGTCAGCAATGTATGGGATCTGGGAAGCGGATCCTACACGCTGCCGGAATTGGAACTGGTGGAAGGCACGAACAATGTTACCGTCACAGGCACCGGGAATATCACATTCACATGGCAGGAAGGTGATCTTTAATGTATCGGGTATATTGTGATAGCCTTTTGCTGTACCACAGCAAGCTGGAAAACCTGAAGATCTTCAATCCTTCCGTGGAACTGGAAGAAAACAAAACCGGCAGCTTTGTGTTCACGATCCAACCCGAGCATCCCTATTATGGGATGGTCAAAAAGCTGAAATCTATCATCACAGTCTACCAGGACAGCTATCTTCTGTTCCGGGGCCGTGTCCTGGATGAAGATGTGGGCTGGCACAATGAAAAGACATTTTCCTGCGAAGGGGATCTGTCTTTTTTATTGGACAGTGTTCAAAGGCCGTATGATTTCACCGGCAGCATCACAGATTTCCTTTCCATGCTGATCACTAATCATAATGCCCAGGTGGAAGCTGCAAAGCAATTCACGCTTGGCAATGTGACCGTCACGGATCCCAATGACTATATTGTTAGATCTGATATTGACTATGTGACCACCTGGGAAGTCATCGAAAAGAAGCTGATTGACCTGCTGGGCGGATATATCGTTATACGGCATGAAAGCGGTGTCAATTACCTTGATTACCTGGCAGCGATCAACCTTCTTTCGCCGCAGAAGATCACCTTCGGGAAGAACCTGCTGGATCTGAAGCGGATCCGCAAGGGGGCGGATATCGCCACAGTCATCATTCCTTTGGGTGCCAAGCAAAAAGATGATGAAGGGAAAGACACTGAAACACGGCTGACCATTGCGGATGTGAATGGCGGCGTGGATTTCCTTGAAGATGCCGATGCCATATCACAATTTGGCACCATTGTCAAAACTGTCATTTTCGATGATGTCACGCTGCCGGAAAACCTTAAAACAAAGGGACAGGTACATCTTTCCGGCGTTGTCAACCAGTGGGAATCTATTGAACTGACTGCTGCGGATCTTGCCACAGTGAACAATGATTTCACTTCTTTCCACCTGGGAACACAGGTACAAGTGACCAGCGATCCACACGGCATTGATCAGCGATTCCGGGTAACAAAGCTATCACTGAAGCTGCTGGATCCGGCAGCGAATAAGCTTTCCCTTGGCGCAACGGTGAAGGGCTTCAGTGAAGCTGTGAAGGGCATTTCCTATGATCAAGGCGCAATCCTTCAGACGGTGGAGAAAAACGCACAGGCGGCAAATTCTGCGGTCTACAATGTGGAACAGAACCTGCTTGCATCCATCCAGGCATCCGAAGATAGTATCAAATCAACGGTTGCGGAAAGCTACTACCTGAAGGAAGACACGGATGCATTGATTTCTTCTGTTAGCACAGAGATTGAGCAGACAAAGAACAGTGTAGACATCCAGTTTATACAGTTCAGTGCAGACCTGGAAGCAGTGGCCACAGGAACAGATGCAGAATTTGAAGAAATCCGAAAATATATCCGCTTTGTAGATGGCCAAATCCTGCTTGGCGAAGTGGGCAATGAACTTGAATTGCAGATTGCGAATGACCGGATCAGCTTCCTTCAGGACGGTGCAGAAGTGGCCTACTTCAGCAATCGGAAACTGTATGTCACAGATGCGGAGATCCTGCACAGTTTGCAGCTGGGCAATTTCGCCTTCATGCCAAGGGCAAATGGGAACCTGTCTTTCAAGAAAACGCAGTAAGGATGATAGGCCGTTTTTGGCTTCTATTTTTGAATAGGGGGCAAAGACAATGGCAACTTCAGGCACCATTCAACAGGCCATCCGCACAGGATATCGGATCCAGATTGTCTGGAATGTGGGTTCGCAGTCTGTGGCGAACAATACTTCCACAGTGACAGCCAAGGTGCAGCTTGTTTCCACAGGATCTTCTTATACGATCAATTCAAGTGCAAGCAAGTCCGGCAGTCTGACCATCAACGGCACAAAGTACACCTTCAGCTTCACAGCTGCTTTATCTGGCAACCAGACCAAAACACTATACACGAAGACGGTCACGATTCCACACAATTCTGATGGAACAAAGACTTGTGCCTTCTCTGCGACCTGCGGAATCAATGTCACGCTATCCGGCACCTATTACGGCAATGTGACTGCATCCGGCAATGGAACCTTCAACACCATCGCCAGGGCATCAAAGATCAGCAGCGTGACATCTTCGGTCAGCGTGAATGGAACCAACGCTGTCACGGTGAACATCACCAGGGCGGCTTCCAGCTTCACGCATACGGTTGTTTTCAGCTTTGGCAGCTATTCCAAAACCACAACAGGCGTTGGAACTTCTACCAGCTATGCTATTCCGCAAAGCTGGCTGAATGCGATACCGAATTCAACAAGCGGAACAGCGAAGGTGACTGTCACAACCTATTCCGGCAGCACGAAGATCGGATCCGCCGTCAGCAAAAGCTTCAAGATTACGGTTCCGGCATCGGTGGTGCCAACCATCAGCGCAGTAAGCCTGACGGAAGCCGTTTCCGGCATTGCAGCACAGTTCGGCGGACATGTCCAGAACAAGTCAAAAATCGCCTGTAAGGTCACTGCGGCTGGCGCTTATTCGTCTACTATAAAAGCCTACAAAACCACCATCCAGGGGGCAAATTTTTCGTCTGCTGCGTTCACATCTGGCTTCCTTACCAAAAGCGGCACATCCAATGTCACAGTGACTGTGACAGACAGCCGGGGAAGGACAGCAACCACCACAAAAAGCATCACGGTCATCGCCTATGCTGCGCCGAAGATCACCAGCTTTCAGGGCTTCCGATGCCTGGCAGATGGAACGGAAAACTATGAAGGCACATACATCAATGCTGCTGTGAAATTCAGCATTTCGGCGGTCGGGGATAAGAATACAAAAACCTATGCCATCGAATACAAGAAGACATCAGCCACGGCCTGGACAGCGCTGGCCAGCGGATCTGTCTATTCACTGAATCAATCGATCATCAGTGCATCGGGCCTGTTTTCTGTTGATAGCAGCTATGATATCCGGCTTTCAGTTACTGACTATTTCGGAACGGTCAGAAGCACCTTTGAGATTCCGACAGCTTTCACACTGCTGGACTTCAATGCTTCCGGCAAGGGCCTGGCCTTCGGCAAGGTGTCTGAATTGACAGAAGGTGTTGAATTTGCGCTTCTGATGAAATCGGGACACGGTGAACTTGTAAACAGCCCTGTTCCTTTGCCAAGCAATCAAGATCTGAATAACCTGAAGAATCCGGGCTTTTATATCATCGGAAGCACAGCCACAAGCACAACGATCCTGAATAAGCCGCCCATGACCGCATCAGCAACAGCATTGATCGAAGTAATACAGATGGGTGACGGTGTTCAATTGATGCAGCGCTTTTCGCTTTGTGACAAGGATGATGAACTTGTATGGCAGCGGATATTCTATGGAACCGCTTGGGGATCTTGGATGCTTATTGGTGGATGTAGTGAGTGGAAGAACCTGACCTTGAACGATGGATTTTCTTTATATGGCGGAATTTCAGGCAACCAACCAAAATACAGAATAAACGGAAATAATGTTACTGTGAAGGGCGTTGTTTCTCCTAAAACAGCATACACATCCAGCATAACAAAGGTGCCGTGTGCCAGCGGCATCCCGGAAGATTTCAGGCCAGAACTTGCGCTGTCTTTCGTTTGCCAGGGATCCGGCATGAATAGATGGGTATGCGGGATAGAAACAAACGGAACTGTTACGGTCAGCAGATATGGGATCACAGAAGGTGTCAATGTTCCCACAAATGCATGGCTTGTTTTTTGTTGCACTTACTCAATTTAACACCAGGGGGATAATCAGGATGATAGAAGCCATAATCGCAGCCGCAGCAGCAATTGTTGTCTGCATGATCAACAATGCATTTCAGATGAGGGCTACGAAGAAGCAGCATAGCAACACAATTGAACTGATCGAATACAAACTTGATGAACTATCAAAGCGTGTGAATAAGCACAATAACCTGGTAGAAAGAACATACGCATTGGAGCAGCACGAAGCAGTTATTCAAGAACAGATCAAGGTTGCCAATCATCGAATTGACGATCTTGAACATCAAGAAAGGGCCGGGGAATAATCCCTGGCCCTTTTTTCATTTTAGCAATCGTTCTAATGCATCCAGTTCGTCTGTTCTCTTTTTAAGATAGTCATCAGTGAATAGTATGTCACGCCAATAAACAAAGCATTCACCTTTTGATTCACACAGCAGCTTTACATCATTCATATATATAACAAACGATTTAAGCGCATCATATAGAACATGGGGTGGGCATTTTCTGCTTGCAAGCCAAGCAGAAAGAAACGCATTATATTCTATTTTTACTTTATCCGTGAATGATTTATTTGCCGTAAACCATCCAAAAGGCAGATCACCTTCTTCTGTTAGGCAATCCAGCCTTTCACCAAGGGCATTTGTTTTTGGATCCGGCTTTCTTTTAGCACTAAATAAACTCATAATGACACCTTATATAATTTAATCAAAAACCATTTGTGACCTGAAATTCATTCTATTCCCAAAATTTCGGCAATGCAATATCCTGGCGGAATAATCAGCGAAACGCACGAACTGGCCAAATTGATATTGGTTATTCCGCCAACGGAAAAGGAATCCTTTATTCGTTTAGCTTTTCATACATCTGTTCTTTCGTGATGATCCCAAGGCAGTATATTTCCAGGATCGTTTCAACATACACTTCTTTTCTTTCCTTGTATTCGTCTTCCGTAATTTCGCCGGCAAGCAGCAGCTGTTCCAATTTACCAAGTGTGTTCATATTGTTCAGACCTTTCTTATTTCGTATAATGCAGATATATCAATGGCGGATTTTAGTTAGTAGCATGGCAGTTGTATTAAAGTCGAACTTCCATGCTACTAACTAATGGCAAAATAAAATGCCCTTATTTTAGAAACACTTCAAGGATCGGGGTTCCGCCTTTTCTTTCACCATGATCTATGATGTCGTAGGTGATCTTGTCAATGTATTGCTTCAGAAAATCATTCTTTTTCTTGGCTGATAATTTCGGATTGTTGATGCAGTCAATCATCTTGTGAAGGCTGACGATCTTTTTAGAATAGTTCACCGGCTTCGGCATATTTTCTTTTGCTTCCTTGATCCGGTCATTTAATTCATCAATCTGATGGGCATACATCTGTTTTCTTTCAATGAATTCGTCCCTTGTGTATGTTCCGTCATCAGCTTCCCAGGAATCAAACAATTTGCGCTTTTTCTTTTCCTGCTTGGCAAGTTCTTTTTCCATTGCTTTGATCATGTCCTGGTGCCGGATTAGATCCGTCTGATCGTTGTCATTCTCCATCTTGAATGTGAAATCATCAATATAGGCATTCAGTGCTTCCACAAATGCATCCATTACGGTTTGCACATCGCAGGATTTCTTTTTGCAGCTGAACATTCTTGCATGAATAAACCGTGGCTGATAATTATATTTTTGCCTGGAAGGATATTTGTTATAGTCAAGCAGGGACATATTACGGCCACAGTCACAGCATTCCAGCAGCCCAGCAAGTGGGTTGGCAAGTTCTTTCTGCATATTTGCCTTCGGCTTTTTCTGCTTCAATATCATCTGTGCCTTTTCAAACTGTTCTTCTGAAATCAAGCCTTCATGTTTTCCTTCATAGTATTCCACTTGACCTTTCTGCCGCTTCTTTACAAGCTTGCCTTTCTTTTCATCAAAGACCTTTACAGTTTGCTGCGCTCCCCAGGAAACCTTGCCAATGTAATGCACATTTGAAAGCATATCCCGGATAGTGCCTTTGCTCCATTCATCCCGGTTTCTTGTTGTTTTGACACCCATTTCAGTCAGCTTTCTTGCGATCCAGTATTGTGACCGCTTTTCTTCGGTGTACCAATCAAAGATCATTCGCAGGATAGGGCCTTCTTCCTGGTTTTCAACAAGGTATCTGTCTTTCTTGGATGGCTTGACGATGTTAAATCCGAAGATCCTTTGCGGCGGAAGATAGTTGCCTTCCATGACGGATTGTTTCTTGCCGGCTTCCAGGCGGCGCTTGATGGTTTTGTATTCCCGGCGTGACATGAACAGACCAAATTCAAAATATTCCTGGTCAAATTCATTGTTCGGATCATATACCTTCGCAGGGGTGATGATCTTCGTGCTGGATGCCTGGAATGCATCTGCCACTTCGCCTTGATCCTTTGTGTTACCTCTGGCCAAGCGTTCTACTTCAACCACCAGCACAGCCTTGTATTTGTGCTGGTAGATGTCCGACAGCAGCCGCTGCATCTCTGGCCGCTGATCTATGCTATCACCGGACACAACTTCCTTATATACAGTGATCTGGCCGGGGTGGATGTCATGCTTTGCTGCCAGTGCTTCAAGCATGTGCTTGTGCCTTGCCAGCGTTTCACCTTCCCCAAGGGCTTCCATTTCCATGTCGGCCCTTGACTTTCTCAAATACATGGCATATTGATCTTGTTCCCATTTCCCACACACTTTTTCTATTGTTTTCTCCACTTTGATCCCACCTTAATTTTTAGTAGCGCCAGATAAAGCCTATGTTGCCATTCAGTCGGTCAATGACCAGTGCGCCGATGATTAAAATGATGGCAACTGTAAGTAAAATTCTTAACAAGATGATTTCGTGCTTTTGATCTCTAATCAGATCTTTCAAATATTCCGTTTTATTCTTCCATTCAGATCTTGTTGTGGCAATTTCTTTATTGTGCTGTGCTTCATTCTGCATAACGAAATCCATCATCTTTTTATTTGCATCTTCCAGCTGTTCAAGTTCAGCAGCGTGATCAGGTTCAAATGATGGACAGTCAGAATGTTTTCCGCTGCCGATCAGCGCCGACAGGATTGCTTGTACGGTTGTATAGGTGACATCAGAACATCTGCCAGACAACTTTGCATCAATCGTTCCTTTTGGCACATTTGCCTTTTCTGCAAGATCTGCATTTGACCATCCCAAATAGTTTTTCCGGTGTTTGCACCAAGTCCAAAGTTTATCCAGGGGAAGCGAAAACAAATAAGGGGTGCAGTCTTTGCCTAAATGAGCGCATTTTACGCATTTCTCAAACATTTTCTTTCTCCTTCCTGTATTGCAAGTAAAAACTTGCTTAAAGCAAGCGGAAACTTGCTTTGCTGGTATTGATTGCCAAGAAAATCGTGGTATATTTGGGGTAGGTCAGAAATGGCCTATCATCCTGTTGGTGCGGTGGGGGATCTCGTTGGCACCAGGTTCCCCACCACGCCTTCCTTTATTCTTCTTTCAAAGTGCGCCGAAATAGAAGATACTTTGCGAACCTAATGAATTCTTCATTTTCTTCTTCCGTGAATTCTACATGGCCAACTTCCTGCGCCCATCGTTCCATGTTTTTCACCTGGGCAGTATTGGTTGATATGTAGGTGGCAGCAAAGCCATCCTTCACAACATGGGTGGATGCGTAACGATCCGATTGATCCATTCCGATTAAATATGTCGGTGTAGTTTCAAGCGCACTGGCAAGGGGTTCAAGCATATCGATGGCCACCTTGTCAATTCCACCGTTTTCATATCTGTAAATAGTAGATCGATCCTTGCTGATCTTCCTGGCAAGTTCATCAGCTGACATCTTCAGCTGCGTTCTTCTTTTCTTTATTCTGCTTCCAATATTCACATTGCAAAACTCCCTTCAAAATCCACACTATCACACGCAGTCGCAGGAATGCAACAAAATAAAAACTCATCGCATTTCATGCAATTTTCCGCATTGACAGAAATTTTGTAAAGGTGTTACGATTTGCCTGTAAGAAGGTTGGCAATATGATTGATGAAAGAGAGTGACAGAAGTGACAAAGACAGACTACATAAAAGAAATTATTGAACTGCTGGAAAACTGCAATGACATTCCGTTGATCGACCTAATAAAACGGTTACTTCTGAAAAGCATTTAATATTTCCTTGACTGCATTGACCTTGGCAGAATCCATCTGATACAAGGTTTCTACAACAGACATAAAATCTTTATCCAATCTCATTCGGACAATGATGCTTGCAATAGCTTCGTTGTCCTTTTCTTTTTCTTCGGTCATTTTTTCTTCAATAAGATCGGATTTCATTATTCCAAAATAATCAGCCAGGATTTCAATCTTGTCGATCCTGGGATATTTTTTTGCGTTGATCCAATCGCTGAATGTTGCTGTTGAAACGCCGCAAACCTCTGCAATTTCCCTTTGTGTCCGGCCGGCACGATTCATATATTTACGAAGATTCTTTGCAAAAACATCCTTTGACCACTGTGCCATTTTGCCACCTCCTTTCCTATCCTTTATAGGAAGATATTACACCTTATTAGCTTAAAAGTAAATACTTTTATGCAAAAAGTTAGCCAAAAGCTATTGACAATACTATTTCAGAATAGTATTATATGCTCGTAGGTTAGCTTTAAGCTAATTTACAAAGTTGAAAAAGGCTAATTTCAGACACAACAGCCGACAGACAGAAAGGAAATTGAAATGAAAAACTATCAGGTATTTTACTGGATCAAGAAAAACCGCCACGAATATTTGGAGCATATGTTTGTTAGTGCAAATAGCGCCAAGGAAGCATGCCGGATCTGCAAGGAACAGGTACTGGAGCAAACAGGTCGGAACGCCTTCCGTCCCACTACAAAAGCCCCAGACTTGGAACAGTACAAAAACCTTCCTAATTTTATCGTAGACTAACAAATTGTGCCGAAGGGCGGCTAAACCGCCCAGAAAGGAGAACGAACAATGACTATTTGGAGAAAAGACGAAGAAACCGGCTTGACCTGCGGGATCAACGATGCCGGGGATTTGTTCCTTGGAAATGACTATTCTGGCTACAACCTGCCGGACACGCCTGAAAACCGTGAATACATTCTGAATGATTTTGACCGCTGGTAATTTGAAAGGAGAATGACAATGGGACTTTTTGATTATGAAACCAGAGATGGACGGATCGACAATGACAACCTTCGCAGCCTTTGTATTGAATACGATTGGTTCACCTGCGGAACAAATAGCCAATACAGCAAGCTGTTTGAAATGAACGAACAGGGCGCTGGTATTGAGCAGATCGCAACTGTGATCTGGCTGTGCAGTGATAGCGACATCCCACAAAACTGCCGCCGTGATATTATCCTTGCGCTGCATGAAGCCGGTTTTACCGAGCGACAGGACAAGAGCGAAGCGGAACATCTGATGGACTGGCTTGAAATTTGAAGGGGGTGAAGAATGAACTGTCACGGTTGTAAGTGGCTGGATGAAGTAAAAAGCCAGCCCAAAGGAAGCGGTTACTGCTGCATGGTGGTTAGAAGCAAAACGCAGTCCGATAAAGTACGGCGGCCAAACATGGAATGCTGTGAATTATACAAAGCCGGTGACTGGAAAACACGCTGGCAAACGGAAAAAGCCGAAACGGCCTGAAATGGCCGTCTGCCGGGGATGACCATCCGGCACTGATGATGGCAGGTCTGAAATGGGGGTGATATTAGTGCCGAAAATCAGTTTGAAAGCCGCAAGAGTAAATGCAGGGCTTACACAAGCCGAATCTGCCGAAAGAATTGGCGTTAGCGTTAGCACCATCAAAAATTGGGAAGTTGGTAGATCTTTTCCCAACCAGCCTATGATTGAAAAAATTTGTGAAATCTATGGTGTGTCTTATGATTACATCAAATTTTTTTAACCACAAGTTAGCTTAAAGCTAATTTTGAAAGGAGAAAACACAATGGCAATAAGAGAAGCCAGGCAGCTTGAAGATGGTGGGATGGAGTACATCACGGATAAAGCCATTGTGCGGATCCATCCCGGAAAACTAACAAAAGAACAAAGAAAGGTGGTTTTGGAAAATGCAGCAAAAGATTTCTACAAAGCGATCCAGAAAGCGCAGTGAAACTGTTGAAACGATCAAAGACATTCTTGTTTGCACCTTTGGGATGCTGTCGCTGTTCTGCTTCATTTTCTTCATATTGGTGGTGGCACCATGTTAGAACGAATACCGGATGCCCTTGACCAATGGGATAAGTACGATGCAGAGCAATGCCGGCTGATGGATCAGTTGCCGGAATGTGCAGACTGCGGACAACCTATCCAGGATGAAACAGCCTTCTACATAAACGGTGAATTCATCTGCGAAAACTGTATGGAAGCATACCGAGTAAATATAGGAGATTACATAGATGGCGAGTTTATATGAGATTGACAAAAGCATCCTGGAATGCATAGACCAGGAAACCGGCGAAATGATTGATCCTGACCGGCTTGAAACCCTGTTCATGGAAAGAAATCAGAAAATTGAAAATGTTGCTCTGTGGATCAAGAATCTTCAGTCTGATGCAATGGCTTTTAAGGCGGAGAAAGAAGCATTTGCCGCAAGGCAGAAGGCAGCAGAAGCAAAAGTGGAAAGCTTGAAAGCCTGGCTTGAAAATGCGCTGCATGGTGAGAAGTTCAGTTCGGCCCGGTGTGCAGTGCAGTGGAAGCCTTCCGAATCGGTAATGATCACCAATGAAGCAATTCTGCCGAAGAAGTACCTGGCAAAAACCATCACATTCAAGCCGGATAAAAATGCAATCAAGATTGCTATCAGGGCCGGAATGAAGGTAAAGGGTGCGGAATTGGTCAAGACCATGAATCCACAAATTAAATGAAAGGAGATTTGAAAAATGGGAATCCCTGTTTTGATTTTGGGGGAATCCGGCAGCGGAAAAAGTGCCAGCCTTCGGAACTTCAACCCCGAAGATGTCAGCATCTTCAATGTAGCTGCAAAGCCGCTTCCCTTCCGCAAGAAGCTTCCGGTGATGTCAACAGCTGATTATGCAGCCATAGTTGCCGGCATCAACAAAAGCCAAAAGAAGGCGTTTGTCATTGATGACAGTCAATATCTTCTGTGCTTTGAATCCTTTGCAAAGGCAAAGGAAACTGGCTTCGGCAAGTTTACTGACATAGCGCTGCACTTCTACAACCTTGTTCAGTTTGTGATCCGGCAGACACCACCTGATGTGATTGTCTACTTCCTGCACCACACGGAAACAGATGGCAATACAGGCAAGGTCAAGGCAAAGACGATGGGCAAGATGCTGGACAACCAGCTGACACTGGAAGGGCTGTTTTCCATCGTTCTGATGTGCGTGACAGACGGCAAGAAGCACAGCTTTGTTACTCAAAGCGATGGCTTCACCACAGCAAAAAGCCCTATGGAAATGTTCCCTGAAGTTATCGACAACGATCTGAAGTCCGTGGATCAGACGATCCGTGAATATTATGAAATGAAGTAAAGGAGACAAGACCATGATCAATAGACCTAATAACTGGAACGAAGTAAAGGAATTCGCTGACTATCCCAAGCTGCCGCTTGGTGCTTATGTCTGCAAGGTGAAGAAAGCTGTTGTGCAGCCAACCGACTACGGCGATCAGCTGTGCATCCTGTTCGACATTTGCGAAGGTGATTTCCGCAATTTCTATGACAATGAATTCAAGGCGAACACCAAAGAGGATAAGAAGTGGAAGGGCGTTCTGCGCCAGTGGCTGCCCAAGGATGATGGATCTGAAAAGGACGAATGGACGAAAAGCAGCTTGAAGGGTATGACTTCTGCCTTTGAGAAGTCCAATCCAGGCTATCAGTGGAATTGGAATGAAACTTCCCTTGTTGGCAAGGTAATCGGGATCATCTTCCGCAATGAGGAATGGGACTACAACGGCAAGCATGGCTGGGCTGTCCGTCCTTTCCGGGCTTGTGATGCCGAATTGGTCAGATCCAATGAATACACGCTGCCGGCAGACAAGCCCTTGAAGGCAAAGGCTGCTGCATCTGATTCCTTCGGATCTTATGGCATCTATGCTGCACCGAACGATTTTGAAGTGATTTCGGAACCGGGCGATAATGACCTTCACTTCTAATTAAGTTGAAATAATCATGTTTCCCTGTTGGTAGGTGGTAGACCATCGGAAAGGATAACAATGAAAATCGACAAGTTTTGGAAGACGCTAAAGCGGATTTCTAATGGGGATTATGTTCTGGAAGGCGATTTGATTTCTGAAGAAACCATTGAAATTGATCTTGATGATCGTTTTGTCATAAAAGGCAAAATAGAATCCAAGAAAAGCATCATTGTCCGCTGTGGCATCAATGCTGGCGAGGGCATCAAGGCTGGCTTGGGCATCAAGGCTGGCTTGGGCATCAATGCTGGCTGGGGCATCAATG